AGAGCTTGGAATTCTTAAAGAAAAAGCTTTAAATGCACTTTCTGAGCAAAAGCTGCCTAACTCATTTTTGAACTTTGTCATTGGTGTAGATGAAAAAGCTACTCTTGATAATATTTCAGCAATAAAATCAGCCTTTGACTCAGCTGTACAAGCACAAGTCGAAGAAAGATTGAAAGGTAAGACACCTGTTGTAGGCAATGCAACACAAATTGATGATATTCAAAGTGAATTCGAAAAAGCACTTGGACTATAAAAATAAAAAGGAGAGATGAGAAATGGCTATAAACAAAATAGAATACTCAAAGAAATTTCAAACAAGTTTAGATAAACAGATGCTTGTAGGTTCTACAAGTGGTTGGATGCAAGATAATGCAAAAGGTATACAATATGATGGCGGAGATGAGGTAAAGATACCGTCGATAATAATGCAAGGTCTTGCTAATTATGACAGAGATAACGGATTTATCCGTGGTTCAGTAACGTTAAAATACCAAACTATGAAGATGATTCAAGATAGAGGAAGAACATTTTCTCTTGATTCTGTTGACGTAAATGAGTCAAATTTCATAGCAACTGCTGGTAATGTGATGGGAGAGTTCCAAAGGACACAAGTAATACCTGAAATAGACTCATATAGATATTCAAAAATGTTCGCTTTACTAAAAGCAAAAAATAGAGTAACAGAAGGTTATGCTCCTGATGAAAGTACAATACTTGGGAAACTTGAAGATGATATAGCAAATATTGAGGATGTAGTCGGCACAAATGTTGAGTTGGTTATAATTATGTCATCAATAACAAGAAAAATATTATCAGATTCCTTGAAAGGTGCAAGAAGACTTGATATTGCAGATTTCAAACAAGGTGAAATAATCACAAAAGTAAAAGTGTTTGATGAAAAACCTCTTATCATAACACCGTCTGAACGTCTAAAAACAGCATATAAGATAAACGACGGAAAAACATTAGGACAAGAGGCAGGCGGACTTGTAGCAGATACTACAGCAAAAGATATCAACTGGATAATAACTCCAAAATCAGCTCCAATTGCAGTAAGTAAACAGGATAAGGTAAGAATATTCGATCCTGACGAAAACCAAGGAGCTGATGCATGGAAACTTGACTACAGAAGATATCATGACTTATGGATACCTGATAACAAGCTTACTGCTATGTGGGCAAATACGAAATAGGAGGAAAGGTAATGTATAAATTGCAATATATGAATGTTATAAGAGAAGTTGCAACAGAAATTGAAAAAGATAATCTAATTGCAGAAGGATATGTATTGATTGAAGATACACATACTGCTGATGATTCAATAAATGAAACATCAGAAAATGAAATATCTCAAGATGCTGATACATCTGAAGAACAATCTGAAGAGAATGCTGATGAAACAGATGAAGAAAATAAAGTCGGGAAAAAATCCGGCAAGGCTAAAAAGTAGGTGCTATTATGGCATCTACTTTTATTAATAAAGATGAGATATTAAGAAAAATCAAGCTATTGCTAAATATAAAATCAGATATTAATGACGACAAGTTAAAATATCTAATTGACCTTATCGTTGATGAGATTAGCATATATACTAATATAAGTAATAGTAAGTTGCCTGCAAGACTTGAAAATATCATTGTTGATATTTGTACAAAGTATCTAAAAGTAAATAATTTTGGCATTGAAACTATAGATACAGCAGACACAAAGAGTATTAAACGTGGCGATACAACTATTGAATTTAACACGTCTAATATACTTTCAACTATGAAGAGTGTTGGATATATTGAGCAGGAAATAAGGTTGCTGAATAATTTCCGCCGGGTGAAAATGAGGTGATGATATGGATGAAAGGTTGATACTATCAAAGATGTATTTTGATGTTGCTGACATATACAGAATAAGCCAGGTAGAGGATAATGACGGCTTAATGAAGCAGAGTCGTCAAAAGGTCTATGAAGATATCAAATGCTCACTTTCGAAAAAAACCATATCATCACTAAATCAAGACACTAATACAAACACATTGACTATGAAACATATGCTTTTTGTATCTGATGAGATAGATATAAAGCCGTCTGATATAGTCTATATAAAAAATAAGAATGAATATTATAAGGCAGGAGAGCGCTTTATATATCCTGCCTCTCATAGTGAAATACTGCTTACTCAAAGTGAGAAGGTGAGTATATGAGTGTTGATTATTCACAGTTCATTGCATTTAGAGATAAATTTGAAAGACTAAGTAATGAGTTCGAAGTTTTTCTAAGAAGATTTCTTACAAAACAAGCCTTAGATGTGCTTGCAAAAACTAAGAGAAACACACCTGTGCAAACTGGTACACTCAGAGGCTCTTGGACTATAGGTGAAGTAATCAGGGACGGAGATGTACTAAAGGTCACAATATCAAATGAGACTGAATATGCAAAATATGTTGAGTACGGTCATATGAACAAGAGTCATGATAAATGGATAAATGGGCAGTTTATGTGCTCTTTATCTATCATTGACGTGAAAAAGAAAATTCCAAAACGGTTTCAAAGAGAATTTGAAGCGTGGTTTGCAAGTTTTAATTTTTAAGAGGTGCATATGCTTGAAATAGACAGACTACTATCTAACGTATTAAAACAAAACTTCAAAGATGTGAGCATCTACAATGAACGTGCTGAAAATATGAAAAGTCCTGCATTTGTTATTAATATGATACAGAACAGTTTTGATAAAAAAGTTGGCAATCTGTATCAAAATGAAGTCCATTATCAAATTATATATATTGAAAAAGAAGATAGAAACTATACTACAGACTATGAAGCATATCAAAGTATAGCATTTAAGCTGTATGATATCCTTGAGCTTATAGAAGTCAAAGACAAGAAGCTAAAAGGATATGATATGAACTATAGAGTTCAAGATAATACTTTAATGTTTTTTGTATCGTTCAAAGTTAGATATTACAGAGATAACAAGCAAGAACTAATGCAAAAACTTAAATTACAAGAAAAAAAGAAAGGAGATTGATATGGCAGGAGGTAAGTTTTTAACATACAATAAAGCACTTCCGGGTGCATATATAAACTTCAAGTCTGTACCTGCACCGGCATCAATAGTCGGTTCAAGAGGTATAGCTACAATGCCACTACCCCTATCATGGGGAGAACAAGGCAAGGTTATAAAACTATTATCTACTGATTTAGAGGACGGCAAGTCGTTGGCAAAGGTCGGTGTAACTGCATTTGATGACGAGGCAAAGCTGATGAGGGAATGCCTAAAACATTGCTATAAGCTCTATGTGTATAGAATTGACACAGGCGGAGCAAAGGCAAAAAAGGTCGAAGGAGTTTTGACTATAACAGCAAAATGTCCAGGAGTTTTTGGAAATGAAATAAAGATAGTAACAGAGAAAAACAAAGACAATGTAAATATTGATGTAAACACGTATTTCAAGACAAAACTTGTAGATAAGCAGACAGTTGCCAATATAGGCGAATTAAAAGCGAATGCCTTTGTTGAATTTGAGGGGACAGGAGCTGTACCTATCCATGCAGGGATAATACTTGAAGGCGGCACAGACGGCACAGTCAAGACTAATAACTATACTGACTATTTGTCTGCTATGAGAGAATATCAGTTCAACACGATGGGAATACCGTCTGAAGATACAAAACTTCCAAGCGTTGTAAAATCCTATGTGCAAAATGAAAGAGATAATGCCGGCAAGAAGATACAAGCTGTAGTATATAACTACAACTCTGCGAATTTTGAAGGTATAATCTCTGTAAAACAAGGATATAAGACAAAAATTGAAGAGATAAAGCCACACGAGTTCGTTGCAACGGTGACAGGAATGACTGCAGGAGCTGAGATAAATCAATCCAACTGTTTTAAAATAATTGAAGCTGCAACAGAAATAATAAATTTCATTGCAGAAGATGACCTGGTTCAAGAAATCAAAAATGGTTGGTTCTTGCTTACTAAGCGTATGGATGGCGAAATAATAGTGCTTGACGACCTCAATACCTTTACTGACTATTCATCTGAAAAGGATGATGACTTCGGTAATAATAGAGTAATAAGGGTGTTTGACGAGATAGGAAATACAACTCGTCTTATATGGGAAAAATACTTTGTCGGCAAGGAAAACAACGATAAGCAAGGTAGAGATGTATTTAAACTGCAACTACTCAAGAATTTTTACGAATTGCAAAATATCAGAGCTATACAAAACTTCTCAGCAGATGACGTCATAGTCACTATGGGACAGAAAAAAGATGAAGTCAAGGTAGATGTATATATCCAGCCTACTGACTCCATGAAGAAGCTCTATATGACAGTATTCGAAAGATAGAATATGAATTACAAGAAATATAAATTAAAGAGTCTATAAATACAGTTTAATCAGTATTTAAAGGCTCTTTTCTAATGCAAAAAACAGGAGGGAGAAATGGGAGAGTATTTAAGATCCGAGGATTTCGTCAACGGCAAAGACGGACAGATACAGCTTGTAGTTGACGGCGAAATAATTACGTTATACGGCTCGCAAAAATTCAAGGCATCAAGCACGCCTGAAACGTCTGAACGTGGTCAAATCGGAACAAGAAACAAGCAAAGCAAAATCAAGGGTTTTAAAAATAAAATATCTATCACTGCAGATTATTGGTTTGTCCAAGTAATGACAGATATCTTGAAAAAATACAAGAAAACAGGCATATTCCCTAAAGTTGATTGTCAATGTGTCAATAATGACAAAGGCACATCACTTGGCATTATGTCCAAAGTATATTATGACCTTGTTCCTGATGGTGATATTACACTACAAGAACTTGATGAGTCAAAGGATGAAGGTCTTACTACAGATGCTACATTTACTTTTAGAGACTGGGACGAACTTGAAGCGTTCAAGAGACCGTCAAACATTGGAAGAGAGTAGAAAAAGGAGAAAAACATGGAAGAGACAAGAGATACTGAAGTAATTGAAAAAGAAGAGCTACAAGGCGAAAATATAATGACGCTTGAAGACTTTTTGGCAACACATAGCGTTGAAAATCTTACTGAAGATATAGTGTTAAACGAAAGATTGAAAGATTTTAAATTTACAATAGGCTCTATGACAAAAGATGAACTTGAAAAGTATCAAAAGTTGTGTGTAATAAGAGACAAAAAAGGAAACGTGCTAAAACAAGACTCAATGAAATTCAGCGAGCTTGTGATAATTAATCATCTGATATATCCGAATTTCAAATCTGCCGAGTTTTTGCAAAAATTGGGAGTAAATACACCTGCTCAAGGACTTTCAAAAGTGCTTAAAGTCGGAGAAATAACTGCACTTTCAGACAGAATAATGAAGTTCAACGGATTTGATGAGGACTTTGAAGATATAAGAGCAAAGGCAAAAAACTGATAGAGCAAAGAGATTACTTAACATCTGTCTATCGTGGAGTAATTGCTAATTACGGCTTTATACGACCAAGAGAGTTTTTAAAGATGGATGAAAAAGAGATCGCTTTGCTCGAAGTAATATTAACAGACACACAAAAAGAAATGGAGAAATTGAAAAAATAGGAGGATGTGAGAACAATGGTAGAAACCAGGTTAGGCATGAATGACAATATGACAAAGATTCTAAAAGGCATAGTAAAAACTCTTAATACTGTCATAACAGCCCTACAACGTCTTGATCAAGCGTCCGCATCCTCCGGCTCTAACGCCCTTGAGCTTATGAGAGAGCAGATACTCGGAGCACAGGTAGACCTTGCTGAATTAGATGAATTATTGGACAACTTAGGTGGAAATGGACCGCCTAATCCTTTCCGCTCCTGGAGAGGAAGTTTAATGTCCTTAAATGCAGGGATACAGTTATTATCTATGGCAATAAGGCAAATAGGCAATATTGCAAACATGGCTGATGAATATACGTCAATAAATTCAAGATTAGGACTTATAAACGACGGACTACAGACACAGCATGACTTGCAAAACAAAATTCTTGAGTCAGCAAATAGAACGAGATCATCATATAAGGCTACAGCTGATTTGATATTTAAAATTGGACAGACTGGAGCTATAAAGGGAAATGACAATCAAATTGCATTTGCTGAAAAAGTTAATAAGATGCTAAAGCTTGGTGGCGGTACAGCAACTATGAACGAGTCAGCAATGCTGCAACTATCGCAATCACTGTCATCTGGAGTAATGCAAGGTGACGAGTTTAAATCATTGATGGAAAATGCACCTGCACTTATGCAAAATATAGCTAAAGGAATGGGTGTAACTAAGGGAGAACTCAAGAAACTTGCATCTGACGGTAAGCTAACTACAGAAAAAATAATCAATGCTATAAATAAGATGGGTGGCTCAATAGACGAGCAATTCAATAAACTGCCGAGGACGTTTGGCGAAAACAAGGTAGTTTTTGAAAATATGGTCGGTACTTGGTTGGCAAGACTTTCATCTACTGAGGGAGCACTCGGACAGTTAAATCAAAGATTTACAGACTTTGTAAACTTTCTATCATCACCGCAAGGAGTGGAGTTTTTAGACAATATCGGTATGAACCTTGGGATAATCACAGGATTTATACTATATATTTTCGACTCAATTGGTTACGGAATAGGCGTAATCAATGACTTTGGTGGAGTATTTGAAGGAGTTTTTGCTGGAGTAATAGTAGCCAGTTTATTAATAGTTATACCTATGCTATGGTCTATGATTCCACCGATTTTAGCACAGGCAATGGCTTGGATGGTGGCTCATGCTCCAATATTACTGATAGCTCTGGCTATAGGTGTACTTGTAGGAGTTATAAGGCATTTTGGCATTACATCTCAGCAAGTAGTTGGATTTGTAGGCGGATTATTTGGTGGTCTAATAGGATTCTTAGTCAATATTTTCTTATTTTTCTACAACTTTATTGGTCAAGTTGCAACATTTTTGCACAATGTATTTCATGATCCAGTCTTTGCCATCAAAAATCTTTTTTATGGCATGATTACAAATGTTATGGGCTTTTTCCAAGGGCTCATAAACGGAATAATTGATGGACTTAATGTTGTAATAAGAGCTGCACGAGCAGTAGGAGCGAGTGTAGAAGAACTGCAACATGTAGATTTTACATCAAAGATAAAAGCACCGACATCGAACAACAAAAATGTAAGAACTTGGGAAAACAAATATGTAGATGTAGGTGATTTCTCACAAAAAGGCTCTAAATTCGCCTTAGAAAAACTTGATAATCTGAATAATACACTTGGAAAATTCAAAATTTCAGGTGGTGGTGGAGTGCCTTCTGTCGGCTCTGCTGCAGCAATGGGAGAAGGTAAAAATATAGGCGACGTGGGAAAAGTCGGCAAGGTCGGCTCTATAGAAAAAGATGTAAAGATATCTGATGAAGATATCAAAATGCTATATCAAATGGCAGTTGGTGACAGAGTAAATCAGATAAATCTGACTGTTGAAACCAAAGCACCAAAAATCGTCAATAACAATAATATCAGCCGAGATGTTGATATGGATAATGTCTATGAGAAGATAGCTACAGCACTGTCAAATGAAGCTAATATTTCAGTTAAACAAAGTTATTAATATGTAATTAAGAGTAGAAAATGCGAATTCTACTCTTAATTTTTAGGAGTAAACAATGTATGAAATCTATATAGGTAGCTTAAAGCTCCCCCTACTTCCTGAATCATTAAAAGAAGATATAAAACGTGATAACAAGCATTACACAATACTTGCGACAGGCGAAGTAATAAAGGCAGGAAGAGCAAAACTAAGGACTTGGACTATAAAAAGTACATTTTATCATGAAGAAATTGATGTTACAAAGGCAAGAGACTATCTTACTTCGCTTGTGAATTCAGAAAAACTGTCTATAAAGCCGGTTAGATTTATTGTTAATCGCTATAAAGACGACGGAACGCTTACATTTGACACTAACTGTCTTGTTTTGATAGATAGTATCAGCTTTGAAGATAAGGCAGGAGAAGTTGGAGATCTTAATTATGAATTGAAACTGGTAGAATATAAAGAGTTTGGTGGGAAGAAGCTAAAATGAGAATAAGAGTGCTTGTTATAAACAGAAAAAAGAGCGTATACGACATAAGCAACGCTATAAGCTCAAGCATAAAATACACAACGGTTAGGACAGGCTCAGCGTCTACTGTAAGTTTTGACGTATTAAAAAGTGGCGAGATGTCATTTCACGAAGGCGACATGGTCAAGATATTTGTAGATAAGAAGTTATACATTGTCTGCTACATCTTTGCTAAGTCGAAAAAAGAAGATGTAATTTCTCTTACTTGCTATGATCTACTGAGATATATGCAATATAAGCAAAGCTATAACTTTAGTAAAAAAACAACTACTCAAATAATAAAGCAAGTAGCTAATGAATTTAAAATCAAGATTGGAAACATAGCTGATACTGGCTATATCCTACCTGACAAGATTTATGAAGATAAGACCTTGCTTGATATAGTGACAGATGCTTTGATGAAAACTACAGTCAAGACTAAGAAAGTATATACTCTTTTTGATGATGCCGGGAAACTCACACTAAAAGAAAGCAGTGATATGATAAGTGACTACGTACTTGGCAACAAATCACTTGCAACTACTTATACTTACAAGACAAGCATTGAGGAGTCTTATAGCTATGTAAAATTAGTAAAACCAAATAAAAAGTCCGGTAAAGGCGAGACATACATAGCCTTTGACGATGATAAGATAAAAAAATGGGGACATCTGCAATTTTATAAGAAAGTAGATGAAAATTTAAACGACGCTCAAATTAGAGAAATGGCAAAAAACTATCTCAAATACTATGCAAGAACTAAAAGAACACTGAAATTAGATTGCCTTGGAGTAAAAGAGATACGAGCAGGCTCTGTTGTGCTTATTGATATACCCTCACTTGGTGATATAGATTTGAAAAAGTTGCTGCTTATTGAAAAATGCACACATACTTTAAGTGAAACTCAACATACAATGAGTTTGGAGATGAATGTAATCAATGATTGAAGTAATTAGAACTATTATAGACGAACAGATGACATCTTTTGGATTAACAGACCTTGCAATAGGTACTGTAGTTTCTATAAGTCCGCTAAAAATAAAGCTTACAGACAGAATAACACTGAATGAAAATCAAATATTGCTAACAGAATATGTACTTGAAAAGTCACTGAAATTGATTCATAAACACGGCGTGGAAGATGTGAAAATAAGTAAGTACACGCACACCCACAAAGTGGAAGGTGCAACAAAGAAGGAACAGGAGCATTTACACGGCATGGACTTAAATACAAAGCCTGACGAACACTCACATGATGTGGAGATCACAATTAAAGACAATCTTGGAGCAAAAATAATCATCCAAGAAGGTCTTAAAAATAGTGATAAGGTAATAATGCTGAAGACTGAGCAAGGTCAAAAATATGTTGTACTATCAAAAGTTAGAGATAAGAAGTCGGTAATTATAGATTGTATAAGCGGTTCGTGGGATTGGAGTTGATATTATGGAGTTACTACCTACATTTGACGCATACACAGATGATGAACTGATAGCTGATACATCCGGAAATATCGTTCATATGATTAAAGATACATCCACATTGTCAGGTATTGTAGATGATATAAATGCGGTCAAACAGGCGTGTTTTTGTATACTTGCCACAGAGCAGGAAATACACAAAATATATGACAAAAGTTACGGACTACAGACATTTGACCTAATCGGCAAGGACTACTCGTATATTGCCTCAGAACTCAAGAGAAGGATAAGAGAGGCGTTAATACAAGATGACAGAATAAATGATGTCAGAGATTTTGTTATAGAAAGAGTAAAAAAAGACGGTATTCATTTGTCATTTGTAGTTGAATGCAACTACGGAGACATCTCAATGGATAAGACGGTAAAGGTGGTAGAGGGGGATAGCTGATGACATATGAGAAAATATTAGACGATGCACTAAAAAGAGTAGACAACAAGTATTCAAAAAGGCAAGACAGTCCAATTTTCAATGGCATTGCTCCTGCCTGCTATGAGATAAGCAAAGTTTATGAGATCATGGAAGAACACTTAAGACAAAGTTTTGTAATGACCGCAAACGGAGTTTATCTCAATAATCTTGTAAAAGAAGTCGGACTTGAGAGGTTTGAAGCCACTTATGCAATAAAAAAAGCTGAGTTTAAAGATGAAGATGAAAGATTAACAGATATAGATTTAAATTTGAGATTTGCGAAAGATGAATATTCTTTCGTAGTTGTAAAGAAGATTGAAAAAGGTGTATTTTATCTTAAATGCGAGCAGTCAGGATCTGCTCCAAACGAAGTAATGGGTGATATACTTCCTATCGACAATGTAAGCATTGCAAGTGCTAAGATAGTAGCAAATGTAGAGCTTGGCACAGACATTGAAGATGATGAACATTTAAGATTAAGATATCTTCAAAAAGTACGAGAACCTGCCACATCTGGCAATATCTACCATTACAGATTATGGGCAATGGAAGTGGAAAATATCGGTGCAGCAAAGATATTTCCACTTTGGAACGGCAACGGTACAGTAAAAGTGATGATAGTAAACTCTGATATGAAATCAGCAGATACACCTCTTATAAACAAAGTGAAAAATCATATCGAAGATGTTCGACCTATCGGAGCGACAGTAACTGTAGTAACACCATCATCAAAAGATATTACAATTACTGCAAAGATAAGGACTTCACTAAATGCAAATATGGAGCTTACAAGACTTGATTTTAAGTCTAAGATAGAAAAATATATTAAAGATATTACAAAAGAGTATTTTTCAAACATTAGAGCAAATTCCTACTTTATATCTCTTGCCCAAGTCGGCAAGCATCTACTTGAAAGTAAGGATGTCATAGATTATGCAGAACTGAAATTAAACAATGTAACAGCAAATATAGAGCTTTCTGCTGAGCAAATAGCTAATATCACAGCTATAACGCTTGAGGTGATGTAATGATTATAGACAATATTGATATGAATCTATGCGAAAGAGTCGAACTTATCAATTATCTTCCGCTTTTTTATAGAAAAATTGAGCAAATGAAAGTCATACAAGGCACTCTATCTACAGAAGTATCAAAGATGAAATGCGTCGAACAAGATGTATTTATGCAAGGCTTTGTAGAGACAGCAACTTGGGGACTTAAATTCTTCGAAGAGGAACTTGGACTACCTATAGAGCCTAATCTTTCTTATGAACAAAGAAGAGAAATGATAAAGGCAAAGCTAAGAGGCACAGGCACTACTACCATAAAGCTTATACAAAATGTAGCAAGTGCATATAGTAACGGCGAAGTGGAAGTCACAGAGCATAACGAACAGTATTTCTTTGAAATCAAATTCGTTGGAACAAGAGGTATACCTGCCAATATGACAGGGTTAAAAAGTATTTTAGAAGAAATAAAACCTGCACATCTTGGCATTAACTATGTCTTTACTTTTGCAACTTGGGGCGAGGTAAAGAAGAGAAGATGGGGAGATATAAAGAAACTAACATGGGACGGTGTAAGACATCTTCCAATGAATTAGAGGTGATTATATGCAAGAAACAACAAATTTAAAACTTAGAAAGCCTGAATACAATGAATATGCTGATATTGCTGATATAAATCACAATATGGACATACTGGATGAGGAAGTTAATAAAAAGCTTGATAAGACGAAAAAAGCAGCTGACAGTGAAAAGCTCGATGGCTTAGATAGTCTACTGTTTGCAAGAAGTTATAGCTTGTTTAATAACGATAGTATACCAAAAGAAGTGTTTAATAATACTATACACAATCAATCTTATATGGGTGCTATAGATTATGGAACAGAAGTAGGTTTACCTAAAAATTTCGCAAAAATAGTATATATTCCTCATGCTACTGATGGTTATGGAACTCAAGTTGCTATTCCTTATGATAGTGGTTTAATGTACGGTATGTATTATAGAAATTCATTTCAAAATAGCTGGAAACCTTGGTTGGAACTATTGGACACACGAGAGCGAAATGCTACAGATCCAACAACGATTGCTCCTAACAATGATGCAAATAACTGTCAAGATACAGGTAAAGCATATTACTGTAGTTGGAATCAAACAGCACATCTACCATTTGGAACACGAGATGATGGTATAATTATACCTTATATGCATCAAAAAGGACAATTCGGCTTCCAAATATACATGACTTGGAACGGCACATCCATATGGTGGAGAAAACTCCACAGTGGTAACTGGAGTGGATGGTGTTGTATTGGCGGAGGTAGCTGGAATCAGGAAATACAAAAAGATAGTGATCAAGTCGTAAAATATCAAAGATGGGCGAACTACGGACAAAATCACGTGATTTTCGATGCGTCTAAGGGAGTAAGACCTGATGGACAAGCTTGCGACAGGACAAATGCACAAAATCAATGGACGGCAACATATCCGACATTGATGGGCTTTAATGGACAATACACGTATGGATTAAGAACCGACAGTGCAAGAAATGCAGATTGCGTTGCAGGTTTTCAATTTCGTAACAACAACGGAATTTTAGAAGTATTGATAAATGGAGTGTGGATGGCAGTGGGCGGACAGATATATAATAATCTAAAACAATTTAATTTTATTACCTACACAACAACAACTAATAATGGAACAACATATTATCATCCTACTGTAAGAGAAGGAGAAGTCAAAACATTAGTAGATATACAAAGACCTTGTAAATTAGTAGGTATAAATACTACCAGTGGTATAGCTTATACCGCTGGCAATCAAATGGATCCTGCATGCAGAGGTATAAGGGAGCTTAGAGTGTATATAGATGACATTCTTAAATTCACAGCACTTGTATTTCAAGAAAATGGAGGTAGTAATGGACAAGGAAGATATCTAATAAATGGGGATCCTTATTTTGGTGAGGCTACAGGTGCTGCATATTATAATGATTCGTATATTAAAAACTTAGAGGCAAGAAAAAGGTTTAAGATAGACGCCTTAATAGGTACAGGAATAACTAATGACGGTCGTACTTATAATGATGGTAAAACTCCAACTCTTTCGACATTCTTTGCACAGTTTTTAATAAATGATTAGAGGAGAATACAATGAAAATAATCACAAGGACAAGAAAAACAGGCGAATACCTTGGATATTATATACTCGAAGATAACGAAGAGGTGAAAGTTCAAGAACTTGAAGAACTTCCATATAAAGAGGGACACTATGTTGAAACCTATTTTGACGACAAAGAAAAGTTAGTAAAACAGAAATATATTGAAAATCCAAAGACGAAAGAACAAGAACTTGAAGAAAAAGTATTAAGGCTTGAAAAAGCACTTGTAGAAAAAGAACCTAACCTTGATGAACTCAAAGATCTTGAGAAAATGAAAGCAGCAAGAGCAAATAAAATAAACGCTCCATCAGCTGATGAATTGTCAGAACTTGAAAATCTATAGTTATCTATCTCGAAAGGGGTTGATATAAATGTTAAAAATTTTAAATTTAATCAAAGACTTAATGGAGGTATTAAAGATGAAAGACAACAGAAGAAAATGGAAATTATCACCAAGATTGCAAATCTACATTGAGATTCAAGCACTTGCCATATCTCTAAAAGAAAAAAACATAGATGATATGCCTAATCATGCAGTGTTAAGAGAGCTAATCTTAGAAGATTGCAAAATAGATTATCATTGCGACGGCTATGGTAATCCAATTGTAAGCGAACCTGAAAAACCATAGAATATCTTACAAAGTTTGTATATAAGAACAACAGTAGGCAATAAATGAGGACTGATAAGGTCTTTTTTTATTGCCTTAAAAAAAGAGGATAGACATGAAAAATGACATAGAAAAGCTTGAAAAAGAAATTGAAAAGCTCAAGAAAAAAGAATCTGATAAACCAAAAAAAGAATATTCAAAGATAATAGTATCAGCCATAATCGTTGTAAATATACTATTTACACTCTGTATAATGATACTATTTTTAAAAAAAGGATCTGAACCAGTCGCATTAATCGGTGCATGGTTTTCCTTTACCACAGTTGAATTGTGGAATTTAGCTAAGATAAAAACTAAAAAAATAGATAAGGAGATATAAGATGAAACAAGAACTACAAACTACACTAATACAAATGTTAATAGCAATACTTCCGATACTAACAACTTTTATCGTAAGATTGCTTAATCTAAAATCTAATGAGATAAAAGAACTTACAAAAAATAGTAAACTTGATAAGTATGTTGATTATGCTGCAGATATTATCAAAAAATCAGTCATAGCAGTAAATCAAACTTTTGTAGATACATTAAAAGAGCAAAATGCATTTACACCTGAAAAGCAAAAAGAGGCTTTTGAATTAGCAAAAAAGAAAATATTATCAATGCTAAACGAAGACGCTAAAAAAGTATTAGCGTCAATATACGGAGATTTAAATACTTTCATAGATTCACAAATAGAAGCTACAGTAAATAGTATTAAAAATCAAAGTATTGAAAAAGAAGGCAAAGAATGACAAATGACATTACAAGAAGCTATCAATCACATAGACGAAGTCATAAATCATACTGAATGTGAAGAGTGTAAAAACCAACATATTCAGTTAAAAACATGGCTTATAGAACTTAAAAACAGGAGAGAAAATGAAAACGAGGCAAGAAATAATAACACATGCTAAAAGTTTAATAGGGTATACTAAATACCTTATGGGAGCGAAATGGCATAACTACAACAATGACGCTACTAAACCTAAATTACTTGACTGTAGCGGTTTTGTAGTCTGGGCGTACAAGATGGCAGGCTTTTCAATTCCTGACGGCACATATCATCAGTGGCAAGCCTCACACGAAATTTCCGAAGATAAACTCCAAATAGGAGATATAGGAATAATGGGGCAAGGTGGACTTGGCACATTCAACCATATCGGCATCTATGCCGGTGATGGAAAGTGGATACACTGCAATTACAGCAGGAATGGAATTACATTAGAAAAAACTAATATCTTTAAATACTATAGACGATTCAACAATCTTGTATTTGAAGATAACAAACCACAACCATCAAAACCAAGTGTTAAGATAAAAGATGACAACAAAACATCTACGACCAAGCCAAATTCACAAAATAAGAAAGAAGATGATGAAATGATAGAGCAAAAAGAGTTCCTAATAAATAATAAGAAAACTAAACTTGATACAATCTTCAAAGAAAACAAGAACTATGTATCTTTACAGTCTTTGAAAGATGCTGGAGTAATCAATGCAAGCTATGACAAAGAAAATAAGATAGCTGTTATTACTTCAAAATAACTTAGATAAAAAGACTCTTTAAATATTGTTTATATTGTATTTAAAGAGTCTTTAAATATTTAAAAATCAAAAAAAAGAAAAATAAAAAACTATTCAAGCAGTTTAATTTCAATATTTATGTAAAAAGGAGATAGATTAACAATGGATAGTTTTATATCATGGATAGGCGGCAAAAAGCTACTTAGACATACTATAATAGAAAATTTCCCGGACACAAAGCAATATAATAAATTATGTAGAAGTGTTTGGCGGTGCAGCGTGGGTACTTTTTTCAAAAGATAGACATGCAGCTAATGAGGTATACAACGACATTAACAGCAACCTGACAAATCTTTTTAAATGTGTAAAATATCATGCTGAAGAACTACAAAAAGAGTTAAATTTTACAATTAATTCAAGAGATTTCTTTAATGAATATATAAGTCAAATAAACTCTAAAGGACTTACAGACATTCAAAGAGCGGCAAGATATTTTTACCTTATAAAGTTAAGTTATGGCTCTAATACAAGAAGTTTTGGAGCTATCAAAAAAGATGTGGAAAAGATGAAATCATATCTGAAAGACATACAACAACGCCTTACAAATGTAGTGATAGAAAATAAGAGTTTTGAGGAAATGATAAAACAATATGACAGCAAAGAAACTCTCTTTTATCTTGATCCACCGTATTTTAATGCAGAAAAACACTATGTATCAGAGTTCACACAAGACCATCACAAGACACTAAAACAACTACTCAAAAACATAAAAGGCAAGTTCATACTATCGTATAATGATGATGAGTATATAAGAAGCCTATATAAAGATTTCAATATAACTGAAATAGAGCGAAACAACAATCTAACAAGCAGATATAGCCAAAACAGACGTTATAAAGAACTACTAATAAAAAACTACTAACACTGATTAAAAGTAGCCTTAAAACAAAGATTAAAACATTATTTTTTTACTTAAAAACTTACGTATTTAGTAATATGCTAACTATTATAGTAATATTCTTACATAATATAAATAAACTCCTTATTTAGTTATAAAATTACAATATTAGTAATACTATAACTGAATAAGGAGTTTATTATGATTAAAATACATTTATCTAAACTATTAGGAGAACGAAGAATAACACAGTCAGAGCTTGCAAATAAAACAAAAATTAGACCTGCAACAATAAATGAAATGTATCATGAATTAATTGAAAGAATAAATTTAGAACACTTGAACAGTATCTGCAGAGTGTTAGATATAGAAGTTGAAGATTTATTAGAGTACATTCCAGATAAAGATTTAGATAAATTGTAAACTCTCAAAAAAATAAACACAAGTATCTATATAGAAAAATTGAAATAAAAAATGGCGAAAATAAACCCAATTATATCATAAAGATAAACTAAAAATCAAAAAAATGCAAATCAGATTTTTGCCAATTAGAGTGAAAATTTTTGCCATTTTTCGTGCCAGCTAACAC